ATCATATGTTCTAGAGACAAAGACATGGATACCATACCTGGCTGGCACTACAGGTGGAAATGTGGTGAAAGACAACCAGAAAAAAGGTATTATGTTAACGATTTCGAAGCTAGGTATTTTTTCTATTATCAGATGCTTGTTGGTGATCAGGCAGACAACATAAAAGGAATCATAGGCGTTGGCGATAAGAAAGCAAAGAAAATCCTTAAAGAGTGTGACTCAGAGGAAGAGATGCTACAGGTTGTCAAAGGAGCATACGTTGATGTGTACGGAGGCGGATCTAATGAGGAGATCTATTACGAGTTACCAGATAAGACAAGGATCTGGAAACGACCAACAGAGATAATGAGAGAGATGGCAGATCTATTATGGATTGGTGTAGATCGTAGCTATCTTAGGAGGTTTGATGCCTAACTACAGAAGTAAGTTTGAAGGTAAGATAGGGAGGAAAATGAAAGGGTGTAAGTACGAACCCCGAGAGTCCATTAAGAACTACACTCTGAAAGGTACTTACTTACCGGACTTCGTTCCTAAAGACGACGAGGATATCTTGATCGAGGTTAAGGGATTCTTTCGTACAAGACAAGAAGCAAACAAATACCTGGCAGTTAGAGAAGATAATCCAGGTGTTGAAATTGTCTTCATCTTCGGTGATCCAAAGACACCGATGCCAAATTCACGTAAACGCAGAGATGGTACAAGGTATAGTATGTCAGAATGGGCAGAGAAAAATGAAATTAGATGGTACACATATGACACTATCCCGAAGGAGTGGTGTAAGAAATGTTAGTAATTGATTATGAAACAGTAAAAGAATGTATCGAAGAGATAGAAGAGAGCATACACTTGATCACTACACTGGATGATATTAATGTAGGAGAGGCTTTAGATATCTTAAGTGATACAAAGATAAAACTAGAGAGGAGTCTAGACGACTTCGAGACTAATCTAGAAACTATGAGTGAGTATTACGAAGAATGAGAAAATTACTTATCCCAGATCCCCAGGTTAAACCTGGAGTACCTACAAACCATCTCCTAGCAGCAGGTAATTACCTATGTGATTCTAGACCAGACGTAGTTATTATCCTAGGTGATTGGTGGGACATGCCTAGTCTTAGTCGATACAACACCGCTAAAGAGGTAGAGGGTACTCGTGTACTTGAAGATATAGAGTCTGGGAAGGAGGCCATGCGCCTGTTTCTCTCCCCTCTAGTATCTTTGCAACGTAAACAAAAGAAGAACAAAAAGAGAGTGTACACACCTCGGATGGTCTTCTTAACAGGTAACCACGACCCCATGGTTAGGATACCTAGGTTAGTGGAAGACTACCCTACACTGGAAGGTTTCGTACCAGATAACTGTAAGTCTTGGTTAGAGAGAAAAGGTTTTGAGGTTATTGGTTATCGAGAAATCATAGAGATTGAAGGTATACGGTATAGCCACTACTTCCAGAACATGCACTCTGCAAAGAAAGGTCCACTCTCAGGTAACATTGTTACTATGATGAAAAACGCTGGATTCTCTTTTGTCCAAGGACACCAGCAAGGGAAGAAGTGCCACTCTTATAAACTAGGGGATGGTACAAACCGTCTAGGTATAGTAGCTGGATCGTTCTATCAACATGACGAGGGTTACGAAGGACCGCAAGGCGGTAATAACTGGAACGGGATTATAGTTTTGAACGAAGCTAAGGAGGGTGGTGCTGATATCTGTGAAGTATCTATGAACTATCTACTAGAGAATTGGTTATGATATTGAAAATACTAAACCTGTGGCAACTAGGGAAGGTGATAATATCAGCTACACTCCTAGGGATCTATACAATGTATCTCTACTTCAGGAGTACGAAGTCGTATGTATCCCTTATTTCTATGATAACTGAGTTTAGTCAGGGCCACGTGGTTATCACAATGGCCCGTGAAGAGTATGAGGAGATGTGTAGGCTATCCGAACAGCTTAGAAACGATATTAAAGATTGATAATACCGTACTGGAGTCGATCTTATCAAAGGCGGCTCCTGCTACTCCTATCGCTATAGTGACACCTAGTATATACTTCTTCAACTCCCCTACATCACTCTTTACTTCTTCTACCTTCTTCTCTAATCCTTTTACTTTACTGTCTATACCCGACCTGTACTCGGCAAAGTCTTGCCTGTCCCTTACTCGGTCTTTCTCTTCTTTTACCATATGATGTTCTAACTTAAAAGTTAAGTCCTCTACTGCTCTAGTAAGATACCCCACCCTCTCACTAGTGTGTTGGTCATGTGCCACGTCTGACATTATTTTGGTACCTGCTCTTGTTGCGAATTTGTTTAAGTTAGAAGCCATGGTAATCCCTTATGTTTACTTCTTCTTCGGCCTACCGCCTTTTCCACGGTTGTCTGCCCTGTTTGCTGATTTAGATCGTACTCTTAGATTACTACCGTTTTGCTTTGTGTTCTTGTTCTTATGATCTACATCTTTACCGTCTCCTTTCTTTACTTTACCTTTCTTCTCCATCTCCTTTCTGGACTTATTCCTTTCAGCCCTTCGTTTCTTTTGCTTCGGTTTGCTATGGTACTCTTTGTACTCTTTCTTGTAATCTCTTGGCATTACCACTTCACCTTATCAGCCCAGTAAGCTGCACTCATCTTTCCTTTGTCAATGTTCTTCTTGTGTCGAGCCTTAAACGAAGAACGCCTAGCTTTCTCAGAATCAGATTTGGGTTTTTTACCAGCACCTTTCACGCCTTGCTGCCCAAAACGGATAGTTTTAATCTTATCCCCTTCTTTTGCAACAACTACATGAGACTTAGTAGGGTGCTTTGGTGTACGTTTGGGTTTGTTATAACCACTAACACCTGCTCTTTCTAACCTGGGGTCTTTATCTTTAGGCATTTATGATCTCCTGAAATTTATCCATCACCATTTGCATAATTAAATCATCCTCTTCAAGTTGTTTACGTCTAGCATGCTCTACTGCTCCACCACCTCTCACGGGTACGGGGATATCTGGTACCACCTCCCCTTGAGGTCCATAGTAAGTAGAGCCGTAGTGATTTACTTTATAATGGTTTGACCCGTAATAAGACATTAGCTACCATCTGTAGTTACTGAAGTACGTTGACCATTCTCATCCACTGTAGCGGTGATACGATCTTTACTGTCCGCCTTATCTCTGAAAGTCACAGTATTACCTGAGACTGCTACCTTACCTGCTGATTCAGCTCGCATGATCTTAATAGACTCAGCGAAAGTTTCAGTATCTTCCATGACAGTAGCAAAGACTGATGCTGCACTACCTGCTGCTTCTGTTAACTCAGCCTGTTGACCTGCTGTTAAACCACTACCAGCAGTTACAACATAAACCACGTTCTTCCAGTTCATATCAATACCGCCCCCACCAGTGGTAGGGTGCTTGACTGGTCTAGCCTCATCATCCCTGAATACCCTAGATGAGTCTGTTTGCCAAACCTCATTGGTAGTGATATTATCCATATAAAGATCTACAGTAGCTGTATTGATCCTGTAGTTACCAGAGTCAACAGCAGTGATACCGTTAATGAATTCATCAATACCATTTGTTGTAGTTAACTCATCTTTATAGAAAGCATATATCTCTGGACCAGTGAAGTTAGTAGCTGTAGATACATCTATCTCATCGTTGGTATAATCAGCAGTGAACTTAGTAATAGTAGTGCCGTCAATACCATTTGTGTTATAGACAGTATCAGCCTCTGGCGTATCTAGGAAGGTAGTCGTACCTGCCGCTGTAGCAATACCAGTAGTTTCGATAGGTAAAGAATCAATTGCAGTCCACCGTAATCGAATGGTATCTCCAGAGGTAAAGTCAGTGCCATCTATCCAGTTGTAAGAGTAACCACTGGTTATAGTAGTATTCTCTACCTCTGTTGCAGTGGTAACATTATATAACTGAACCCTTCCTGCTGTAAGACTAGGTGCACTTACTCCCGCAGTAGTTGCTGGTGTGAAGTATGTACCATCATCTGCCTGGAACCTTGCAAAGTCTGGGTGTTCAGATCCACCTCGCAGTATACGTACACCTTTTAGAGTAGCACCAACCCCACCTTCGGTAATACCCCTAAGTGTTTCGTAGTCAGATCCAGACTCGATAACCATCTCAGGCCAGTTAAATGGATCTTTACCTTGATAGGTCGCATCTAAGCTTAGGTTGTAGTTCAACTCCCTAAGTATATCCTCTCCAGAGTTTGTAGCATTATCCACAACAGTGATCGAGAAGTCCTTAGAGTTCCAAGTTACCGGAGATGCACCGTGGTCAGTCACAGTGATTGAGATAGCAGGATCACCCGTTGCTGCACTGATAGCGACAGGCTCCATTGAAACGATATACAAGATAGGCTCAAGAGCAGATATACCATAAGTATCTAATACATCTACCCTAGATTCTCGATAACCGTTAGGTTGGAACTTCATTACCAAGTGGTCACGATAATCAAAGTTACCATGAGAGGCGTCACCATACGTCTGTATACATTGATCAAACGCACCACTAGCTAAGGCATCAGTAGTACCAGACCCATCTACCTGTTGATACTCACCAGTGAAGCCAGTTGCTGTACCGATTGACAAGACAGCACACCATTCGGCTGTTACCGTGTCAGAGGAATCAACGTACCTGAAGCCATCACGAGATAGGTTATTGATCGAGCTAGTACCATCCCACTCCCAGTCATCATTTAGAGAGTAAGAATCAGGACCAAACGTATCGAAAGGGAAAGCAACATTGAGTAACGCTGATTGATCACGCCAGCTTTCCACCATGAAGCTATACCAGTTCTGCACAGTAGTTGCTACCGTTACAGCAACCTCACTAGTACCTGTATTCACTGTGGCTGTAGTACCGTAAGATAAACCACTAGACGCTAAGTAAGCGCGATCTTCAACCATGTTCTGGCCAAGATCAATAGCTGTATTAGATACAACAATACTAGTACCTCTTATTGGGATATAACCCGCCTGAATGATTACAAAGTCAACAGTCTGGTCAGATGAGTAAGAACCACTGTAGGTAAACGATGTACCAGATGATGTTGTACTATCTAGTATGGTTGTAGTACCAGTGTTGAATACCCATACATGAGAACCTGCTACCAAGTTAGACAAGGTTAGGCTATAGTTCTCTGGGGGTGAGTAGTAGGTTCCATCGTCTGCCTGTAGTCGTGCAAAACCTGGGTGTATAGTCGTACCATCGTTCTCAACAACTCGAATACCTTTCAATGTACTAGACTGTGCACCTTCCGTAATACCCCGAGTAGTCGCATAGTTCGAACCTTCCTCTACCACCATTTCAGGCCAATTGAAAGGGTCTTTACTTTCGAAAGTGGTATCATTAGCTCCACGAAGATTGTAGTTTAACCAACGTAAGATATCTTCAGCACTGTTCCCTGCTGCACTATCTGTAATGGTAATAGACCAGTCTTTTGATTGCCATGTTGTTGGCGTTGCCCCATGGTCTGTAATAGAAGGAGGGCTAGCTAAGGAAGGATCTCCAGTAGCAGCATTGATGGCTTGAGGACTCATAGATACTACGTAGAGGGTAGGCTCTAGTGTAGATACCCCGTACAAAGCAGGTACATCTACTCGGACCTCACGATAACCATTAACCTGGTACTTGAGTACTAGATGAGATCTGTAATCGAAGTTGCCGTGGCTTGCATCACCATAGACCTTGATAATCTCATCAAAATTACCAGTAGCTCTAGCATCTGTGGTACCACTACCATCCTGTTGTTGATACTCTCCTATGTTTGCACCAGGCCCATCACCCTTATCTTCAACACCAAGCCACTCGGCTGTTGCAGTACCAGCGGTATTGATATAACGGACACCACCAGCAGTCATGTTCTCAATACTAGAGTCTGCATTAGCCTCTGCATCGTTTATTAAGAACATCGAGTTTGGTCCGTTCATTGAGATGTTGAAAGCAGTGTTTCGTAATGACGTTTCACTGATAAACGAATCAATCATTAACGAGTAAACACCACGGACAGATGGCCCAAAGGTAGGTACTGTCAACTCATTATTAGACCTAGAC